TTAAATGAAATGAGCGAAAAAAAGAAATATTATGCCAGTATATTAGATAAAGCTTTTGAGAGGCTTGCCGAGGATCGGGAGTTATATGCGTCTGAAAATAAAGAACCAAACCGAAACTTGTGGTCAGTTAACCTTGAGGCAAAATTCAAAAACATTTTGTTCGATTGTGAGGAGAACGAAATAGAAAGGAACGTTCAGGATTTTATTATAAGCGAAGTCGAAAACTTTGATTGGACTTATGAGAAAGCTGATGTTAATGTCGACAAAACAATGATAAGATCATGAAATCCAACCATATTAAAAGAAGTAAGCGCAAACACTTTAAGCAGTTAAAGCGTAACGCTAAAAAAAAGAAACTTCGGATAGAAGCACTCCGTAAGGAGCAGGAAGAAAAGCGAAAAGAAAAAACTCTTATTGAAAGCTAAAATGGAACCAACTAAAATACCACTAGAACATTTCACCACATTAGATGGTTGGACTTTGGAAACTGAAATAGACGAAGAAAACAAAGTATTTCATATCACTGTGTCCAATCTCAATGGAACTATAGCAAACGAACAAGGAGAAGAAACGGCAAAACAAACTGTTTCTTTTTCTTTAGTTAAGAAGGAATCAGATGAGTGAAGTTGAATGTAAGATTTTTTTAAAAGATGGCTCTGATAATAATTTCATGGTTGGAAGCCAATTAGATTTTGATGAGAAAACATTCGCTGAAAACTCACAAAACTTTCCAGATTACCAATCAGCGAGAGTCCGTTATGATGAGTTAACCGCATCATTTCCCCATTGCGGTTGCCATGACGAGATAGAAGAAGATTTGCAAAAAACAATAGCCGCAAGCGAATTATGAGCATTTTAAAACTTTTACTTGCATATATCAACATGATGGTTCCTGCTCCTTCCGAGGAGTGGGACACTCATCAATTGCCATCTCACGATAACCACTATTTAACAACTCATATTTCGGGGCGGTGGTTCGAGAAGGTAATCGATAAAGAAGGAAGACCTATTTATATCTGCAATAGCGAACATCATCGCTACCTTATTGAATGGCAAGACGGCAAGCCCTTCATAAAATACAAGGCTCCTAATGGGTGGAAATGGGTTAAGTTGAATTAAAATTAATTAAAATTCAATTTAGAAGCTATTATTCTGGACGACCCTTGGGTTTGGGATCACCTTTTGGATTAGGACGACCCTTTGGTTTCGGATGTCCTTTTTTATGCTTGCGTCTTTTACTTGTTTTCCCAACTACAGCTTTTATTTCCTCATCGGAGATTTTTCCATCACCATTGCTGTCTGCTCGTTTTGTAAAAAACTCTGCAAACTTCCCCTTTTCAGCTAAACGGGCTTTAATGGTTTTAAGGATCTCTTCGAGTGATCGGTTTCCATGAAAGCGGTTTCCATGAGGATGTTTAGGCTTACCTTCGGGACGTTCAATTCCAGGTTTTCCTTTTTTATTTCCCTTCTTCTCTTTATTTTGAGCGAGTGCAGAAGAAGATAAAAAAACTAAAGCTATTGCGCTTATAATCAATTTCATAAGTTTTGTTTCTACTGTGTTTTAGAAATTTGGTGGAATATCTCCAGACGGTGGAGGAGGAGGCGTATTAATCCAAGTTCTTAATGCTGGGACAGCGGCTGTGATTGAATCCATAGCGGCTTTAACTTCTGGCACTTCGTTAACACATTGCTGTAAACTTTTTCTTCCGTTTGTTCTATTTGGGACGTTAAGGTATTCCACTCCTTGATTATCGGGAGTAGAGTAAATCTCACCACTTGGATTATACGGCAAACACTCAATATTAATGCTTCCTTGACTGTTCCCAGATACAAGGGTTTCTGGCGCATATAGATTAATACTGCGTAGCCAAACATTATCAAATGTTTCTGCTGGTGTGGCTGGAACCACAAAAGGCTCATCTCTTGGGATAGGGTCTCCTAAATTTTTCTTGGGCATACTTATTATACTTTAAACTATTTAAATTTCTATTTTATACTTACACCTGTGTAAATAAAAATGTGAATTTAATTGTTGTTTCCCACTTAACTACAAACGAAGGCTTATATTTTAGGTATCTTACGATTACAGCAAAATCACATTTAAGGATGAATGTTCTGGTGGAAGCAGAAAAGGATCAAACAGATCATTACTATAAATTGCTTAAAAGCAGGGGATTGTATGACGGTGTTTCAGAAATAGTCCCTCCCGAATATAAAGTCGAAGGAGTGAGGCTCGACACCGAGTTAAACTATCCTCTCACCGTAAGAACGGATAAAATTTCTGTGACTAACGTAATGAATCTTATCGAACAAATAAAAGTCTTAGGTTACGTAAAGAATAGTTTGTTTTAATTAATTAAAAAACTTTAAAATTAATTTTTATTCCCTTATTTGCTGAATATCATACGATCTGGGGCTTTTTGCTTGTCGATTTTCTTCACAAAATTCTTTTATGTCTTCAACAGCCGCATAAACTAATTTATCCGCATTTTTATGCTCCTTGCCTCCTGATCTCAAATACACACCGTATTTCATTGGCGGTTTATAGGAGTCAATTAGCCTAGTTTTGATTGTAACGTTGGGGGATACTTTTTTTTCCACAAATTCCCTTAAAGCTTTCATGGAATATATATCAAAACCTCCTTCTACTTCCTTAGCTAAGTAATCGGCTTCTCCATACAGCCACCCCTTTGCTCCACCAACATTATTAAGTTCTAAAGTTACAAATTTATCATCGAATGGGCAGCCACGACCAGAAGTATTCCTGTTTTTTACTTGAACTGGGCGCGTTTTCCCTTGTTTTGGCGTAACAAAACAATCTATAAATCTAACAGTATCATCATGTTGCGTTCCTTTTTGAACTTCATGACCCCTGCTTACCATGAGGTTTTTAAATTTAATTTCCGCTTCTTTTCCAGCCTTTGCTGACGATTTATACGTGTTTAATCTGCTCATTATTTGGCTTTATTTCGTTCGATCTGGGGCTTTCTTTTGTTATTGTTTTTGGCATAATACTGTTTCGATATTCTCTGGTGTCCATTCAGCTGATTCTAGCATTGTCTTTAGTTGTGCTGGTGCTGTATCATAATCCTCTATTAAAACTTTGGCTAGGCTACGTACCTCTATAAGTCTTGCTTTATGTCCCAAAGACCTTGTTGCAACAAGGCTATCTTTGTTCTTGATAGCTCTATAGAAACCTATAAGCTTATCTCTTTGAGTGCTTGGTCCCCAGAACTCTTCTACCGTCTTACTCTCCGTCATCTCCAATTGCTTCTACAGGACATCCTTCCATTGCTTCTAAGCATAATTCTCGTTCTTCTTCGTTCTCTGGCTGCTTAAACACATATGAATATCCTCCGTCTTCATTACGCATAAAGTTGTCTGGCGCTGTCTCTCTACAGAGATCGCAATCGATACATTGGTCGTCGCAATAGAATTCGCCCTTGATGTTATCGGGATATGCATCGGCTATGTCTGCCATTAGGCTCTAATGTGTGGCACTTGGTGCAACAGCAATAGATGCCATTCCCCGTTCTTATCTGGTGTGCTGGGATCTTTCTCCTTCTTTGCTTTCTTTACGCGCTCTACTACAAATCGTCTCTTCTTATCGCCCATTGCGTTGGACGCTTCTCTCTTTGTGATTGATTTATCTTCTGCTGTGAATGTTACCTTCTGGGTTTTTGGCTTTTTTCCTGCGGTAATAACAATGCTTGTTGCTTTGAATGTCTTTTGTAATGCCCCACGGACATATGCTTTACAGCCGCCTCAAGTGATGCCAGTCATTTCAAGTGTGTAATTAGTTTCGTCTCCTTTGACTGTTGCGACCAGTGCGAGAAGACCCAGCGTTGCTAGGATAAGATTTTTCATTACCATATTATATAGTCATTCCCTCTAAGTTCAACTCGTTAGTGTACCAATCATAAACCTTTTTAATCATCAACTTCTCATAGAGAGCTTTATCTAAATCATAATGATTAACATATAATTCTTTACTAACTTTCATCAAAAACTTCAGAGCGGCGTGGGATATTATTGATGGTTTAGATTTGAAGCCTTTAACTTTATAAGTGGCAGACAATCCATCATGAAAATCATAAGTTAAGTTAAAAGAACCAATTAGATTGTTTTGTTCTCCCATCGTGGTTAAAGCTCTCTCAATATTTTTAGCGGCATTTCTATCTATATGGTTAACAACAGTCGATTTACCTACATTCAAAGTTGAAGCAATAGAGGCTATTGAAAATCTTTTAGCCCTCAGTTCAAGGATCTTGTCACCATCTACTGTATAAGATCCAGTTTTTCGCCCAGAGTATTTTTCGGGGCTTTTAGCTCTAGTTCTAGCAATTCCTTTTTCAGCTAACTTTTTATAATAAACACGTTTTTTGTGACCATGAATTTCTGAATGATGCTTTTCACATAAAGTCAAAATATTTATCTCATCGTCTGAACCTCCTAATGATTTTGGTTCCCAATGATGGTGATGTAAATCCTCTTCACTTCCACATATAGCACACAAATTTAATTTCATTACTTATTTGGTCCTGTTTCGTTCGATCTTGGACCTCTCTTCAATTAACATTGCTTTAGCTAAGATGGCATAGTTTACTATGTCATCACAAGCATCCTCTACAGTTTCATCGGATACGGACAATTTTTCGTCATTAGCGAAAGAATTAATCCGTTGAATCTTATCTATCACACGAATCAGTAGCCCCTTAACTGGGTGCATCCCTAATATTTTCGCGGAATTGAAATTAGCAAAGATATCTGTGGCTGTTTTGCCGCCAGTATAGTCATTATTTTTCTTTACCATGATTGATTTGCACTTAGAACAAGTGTCTTCATGGATTTGTAGTAGTTCATTTATGTTCATCCCAATCCTCCTCTTCCATTTCTTCTAACGCTTTGTCTATTTCTTCTTCAGTAGGGTAACGAACCTTATCCTTATCACATTCAGGAATAACTCCAAGCCAACAGATGCTTTTTTCTTCTTCTTTCATATTATGCTCCCCACATTACTAAAATTCTTACCATCTCTGCTTTAAACCAAGGATACATTTGTCCTGCTGGATCTCTATATTGAAGCTCTAAGCTAACCAACTCATTAAAATTACTCGTTTGTAATGGATTGAAAGGACGGAACCAGTCAGCATTAGGGTCAGCTTTACCATTTTCATCGGTTTGTTTGATTTGCAAAATATACCATACAGGTACATCCAGTGTTGAATCGGATATAAACTGAAACTGAATCAACCCCATCTCAGGGAAATGATTGATAGTTATTTCTGGAACTGGAGGGATATTCCCCCAATGATCATCGGCTTTAGCAAATAAGCTAAAAAATAACAGAATCGGAATTAAAAATGCGTTTTTAATCATTCTTAGTTGAGTTTAAAACTAACTCTCCCGTCTTTATATTATAAACAAACAAATCATCATGGTATTCACCATACTCCTTAATGTATTCTTCTGCATCGGCCAATGTAGCTACAATTTCCAGAACTTCATCTGTCTCTTCGTTCTTTATTTTAATCTCGAACTTTGGTTGAGCCGAATTTGGGTTATCTAAAGGGCGAAACTCTAATGGTTTTGGCGGCGTGGGCTGGATTAATTCTTTTATTTGTTTCTCTTCTGAGGAAAAAGAACCTACCGCTATTAACCCCCCAACCAAAATAGTCAATAATATAGCAAGGGTTGATCGATTTATTTTCATGTATTTTTATTTTTTTTATTTATTCTTTCTATGTGGCGATCCCACATCTTGTCAGCGTTAGAGCGCCCATCCTCCTTTTCCGAAGAAGACTCCTGCACATTAAACGCTTGCATCATTAATCTCGTTTTATAAGTTTGTAACAGCGACCTATAAATCTCCAATGGGAAACTAATTAGAACTTCAAAAAATCGAAGTACCGCCAAAAAAATAGCAACCACAACCCCAACAGTTATGCCCGCTAACAGGGCAATCGTGCCATATATTAATTTCGCTATAGTAACCTCACTCATGAATCATAAACAACAGTATAGTTGTCGGGCTTAATTCCCACCACATTAAAACTGATGTACTCGAAAGCCTCCTCAGTAGACATACCATCTCCGTGGAAATGGTCAACCATTTTATCGTGAGAATAAACAATAAAGCCGCGCTGATCTACCCCTATAATGCTTTTGTCTAAACCATCAAACCTAATTGCTTCATCCGCGATGAACAAATCAAGTTCTAATATCTCTTCCCATGTAAGTTTATGAAAGCTCATTCCACGATCACGAGGCGACGAAACTAAAAAGAATCGTAATATTAATATTACGACGATTATCCAGGCGACAAATATTAAGAAATATAACATCGCCGCATACTACCTCCAATTAAGGAGGAGGTCAAATATTTTATTCCTCTTCTTCTTCAGTTGGGACCACTGTAGGTTCTGCAAATTGAGGTTGAGGAGAGTTATCAGAAACTTCCCCTACTTTTTTAGCTAAAATAACAGCAGCTTCCGCAACGTTAAGACCTTGAGCTTTAACAGCTATATCAAGGAGTTGGATTAAAATATTTAATTCGTTATCTGTAAATTCGATAGATTTCATGTCAATATGTAAATTATATTAGATGAACGGGGGTATTCTACTTTTTTTTCTAAATTTAGTGTAATTTATATTTAAAGAAGATATAAAGGATATGGCCAATGAATTAAAAGACAGAATCCACACAAGCACCTCAACAGGTTCAGGAGATTGGGCTTCATTTAGAAGTGAAGTTACAGGGATGTATATAACTGGAGGAGGAACGGGGGTATCGGGAAGTGCGGGTTTTAATTACACCGATTACTCAAATCATCTTATTAGAGAATATAATAAACAAGCTGATATAAGAATTGATAGCTGGACAGGAACAGCAGTCCAAACAACTGGTTTACCCATTAGCCCTTTTGATGCTGGATTTAGATATACGGGAACAGGGAACTTTTCAGAGTATCCTTAATCTATTATAACAGGGTAAGGCAAGAACCAATGTTCGCAGCTATTTAAAACGTCCTGCAATTTCACCATAGACATTAAGTCCTTACGGCTTCTACGGGTGTATACTTTATACAAGCATTGATTAAAACGAGAGACACTAGTATCAAAGTCGCACTTCTCTTGGGCTAGATTGTATAAATCTATATTTTTTGCATGGAGAAAGAAACCCCCGAAATCAAAGGCTATCCATGTGGGAGTTCCCTCTGGGTTGCACCACCCACTTTTTCCTGCGACATTTTTAAATTCCAAAAGGACGAAACCATCTCTAGAGGATTCCTTTAAGGCTTTTAAATCTACGGTTTCTCCATCTACAATATAATCTGTGTGCTGATGAATATCTTGTTTGGCGGAAGCGGGTTTTAATTGCTTGCCCGCTTTTTTGCACGAGAAGAGATAACGCTCTATAGATTTTTTATTTAATTGCGCGGTTTTACTAATATGCCTGTTCCCCGACATACCCTTAGCTCGATCTGACATATAAGACATAGGGTATTATATCGCCAAATAAAGATTTGGCAACGAATAAAAACCCCCAAACCCAAAAGGGGAGGGGGTGTCTAGGGAATTAAGTAAGATTATTCCGCAGACTTCTGCTTGGCTTTCCCAACATTCAATGCGGCCCAATCTATGATTGAATAGATTTTAGACCAAAGTGTTCCTTTTGTGGGAGTCGGAGTGGCGGCAGCGATGGCTGAAGCAAATGCTACAAATGCTGTGACTACCCCGAACCAAGGGTTATCTTCAACTAGTTTAAGAAGTATATCCATAATAAATTTTTAATGGTTGTTAGTAACAATTACACTCAATCGGGATGAGGAAGAACTCTATTTTTCAGTTTTGAGAAAAACTGGTTGCTTTCCCATTCTTCCCGAAACCTCTCTTTATTGGCTTCCCTCCACCTTTCGTAAGATTCTTTTACTGTTTTTAACGCTGTTGAAAACCCCTTCCAATCGCCAACTTTTGTTTCTGATTGTCGGTCCAACTTATAGATTTTAAAGAATTGCCTATATATTTTTAAATGCTCTGGCTCTATATCTTTTAGCTTGTTGTATTTTTCTGGGGGAGACCAATAAGGAACGGCTATTAATTTATTATCTATTTCCCCATCATCTTCAAACCCCAGTATCCCTAATATCCTACAGCTTACTAAAGTGCCTCTGTCTATAGGGTCATGGTTAAAAACCAATACATCTAAAGGATCATTATCTAAAGCTATAGTTTGCGGGACGAATCCATAATTGATAGGATACTGTAAGGAAGATACTAAGCAGCGAGTTAATTCAAAAACATTAAGTTCTTCATTGTATTCATACTTGGTATTTGTCCCTTTAGGTATTTCGATAATACAATTAATATGTTTATAATCGTCGGTTGTAGCCTTAATGTCGTTAACTAAATTCACCTGCCCCTACCTTGCCCCCTATATTTTTTCTTATAAAATTTAGAAGATTTGTTTGTGGAGTTTTTATTTTGAGAGTGAACTCCCTTTTTTATTTTCTTTTTCTCCTCGTAAAATAATGATAATTTATTAACCATGAATTCGAACCTGTTTAGGCGCTATTTCTTCCAACTCCTCACAAATCCTGCCCAGTTCAGGAGCTTTCATGTTTGAAGCGTTGTTTTTTAACTTTGTTACTTCCCAGCAAAACTTATCGTAGACATCATCTTGAGTGTGTTTTTGACCTGTTGCCCCATCATATATAAAAGTGTCAAACACTTCATATCTCGAAGAATCTATACATTTCTCAATCGGGTCAAAAAGAGAATTTCCAACTACATAGTTAAAGATATCTCCCTGTTGAACAGTTATTCTCTGTAGTGTAATCATTACAGAGATAATATAAGGTTCTGTCTTTTTATCAATAAAAAATTAGGTAATTCTTATCCTGCTTCTGATCTTCGAAACGTGCCTTTTCTTTTCAAGAACAGACCCTCCCTCGCGACTTCCAGCTCCGTTGGTATTACCTTCTATGGTAACCACATAACCACTTGAATCTATATCTTTTACAGCTAAGGCGATGTGGGAAAATGTAAAAATAACTATATCTCCAGCTTTTATATCTTCATTTGTGGGCTTCCTTAAGTCTACACCGTTTGCAACTTGTTTCTTGGCCCAGTTCTCAAAATCCCAAGCGCCCGCTGTTTGTGGACGTTTAAATGCGACATCCTCACCTTGCATGGCTTCGCGTAAAAGCCAGCAAAGAAACGCAGCACACCAAGGCCAACCTTTATCCGCATCAAGCCATGTAGCTGCTTTATACTGATCTACTCTCGGCCCACAATTGCTTCCATCGACTTCCGATACTCCTATCTCTTCGCGAGCTAGCATTATCATTTTTTGAGGTATTTCTTTCCCGTTCATGATATCTTTTTTGGTTGATAGCTCTGATAGTATAGCATTCCAAGTTACGGGGCCATCCTCCCCATCGGCGCTTACGCCAATAAGACCTTGAACAGCTTTAACTACTTCTTTTTTTCCTTTAAAATTCATTTTAATGACATTTTTTCTTAAAAGAGACACATATTCCTATAACCCCCAAAAGAGCGAGCATTTTAGTAATAGACCCTTTGAAATTTAACATATTATCATCCATTAAATGTTTTACATCATCTAGTGATAACCCAGTTTTATAACCATGTAGTAATAAGCCATGCATATCCTTATATATATAAAGGAAGTGATATGCAAAACAAGCCACTATTACCAACATACAATATACTATATACTTCGAATTCATTTCTTTAAAAATTTTGAAGGGCTTTTCTCAAATCTTTGTCCTAACCTTACTATACCTCCAATGACTTCAGGGCTTACTACCCCAATTATACCATAAGTAATAGCTTTTGTAAGGGAGGATACATCGGTTTGCTCTAAAACAAACCAAGCAATACCCGAAGCTATCGCTGCGGTCACAATTCTTTTAAATTGTTGCTTCATCGACAGTTCGTTTTTACCCGATAAAAGTCGTGCAAACATTGCTGCCGCGCCAATTAAAGGGACTAACCATCCTCCATTAAGGAATTCTTTGATTAAGGACTTTTCGGGTTCCATATATAACCCTTAATTACACAAAAAAAGCCTCCCTTGCGGAAGGCTTTTTAAGTTTATTTTATTTTTGTAATTAATTAAAAATCAAATTTAAGACCTGCTCCAGCAATCCATTCGTTTTCAACACCGAAGGAAGAGCCGTCAAAATCATTGTTATTGTATGAAATTTTAGCAGAAACTGACAACTGGTCACTTACTTTGTACCCAGCTTTGATTCCAGCTTCAATAGCGCTGTACTCATCGGCAAGGTTTATAGTAGCAAAAGGAGTAACAGTAAGATCATCTACTGGTACAGCAATTGCACGAGAGAGACCAATCTCAACTCCAAACCAATCGTTTTCAATTTCATGCCAAACAGCAGCATCTACATCCACTAAGGAGTGGCTGTATTTGATACCAGCAGCGATTTCTTCACGATCACCGAAAGAAGAATCGGTTCCCGCAAAACTAATTGCTGCTCCAACTTTCTGTCCTAAAAGATCGATCTCACGACTATAAGTGACTGCGAAATCCTGTTCGAAATCGCCATCAACGTCGTTAAGGTCTACTCCAAAAGACAGATGCCCAGCGGAAAGAGGAGCGCCTAAAGTGAGAGAATACCCGAAGGAATCTTCTCTAGTGGCAAGACCTCTATCTGTTGTGAAGTTACTAACTGATACGCCAGCACTTACATCGATATCGTCTGCAAGAGTTGTGGCGTAAGAATCTGCGCCGCTGTAAGCGACACCCAATGCGGTCAAAAGACCAAGTACTAGTTTTCTCATATAATTGTATTATGAATGTTTTGTAATCTTTTTCAAGATTTAATTTCAATATTTACACATTTTATTCCGTAAAGGTCAAATATTTTACCGCTAAATTTAAAGCGTACTTTTCCCAGCTTAACCTCACTTATTAGAATGATAAATTTCTCTCTCTAATCTGCGGAACCTAACGTCGGAGTGCCACACCTCGTTTGTAAGTGGGGTATAAACCCCTTCACTCGTTTGAATCGATATCCCTTTTTGCATCTTTAAAGTAGAGGGTTGATAAATGTTCAAACTGTTTACGTTCATAGGAGAGTTGCTGACGCAAGAGGTCGGCCCGATCAGCGCTGCCGCTATCACCATTTTCCCGTAATTTTTCAATTTCTTTAGTAATTTCTTTTTCACGTTCTTGTTTTTCCTTATAAAGATTGTAATAAAATTTTTTGTTTTTTAAGGTTAGGTATAGCTCTAAAGATTTTAAAACTGATTTAACTAACTGGAACATGATTTGATTGTGAAGTCTTGAATATCTCTTTCTCTTCTCCATTCTCATCAACCTCCATTACAGAACCACTAATGGT